TTTAGCTAACATTCCTAAAGTAACTCTTTTTGATTTAGCGCTTCCGTGTTCTTCATTATGTTCTTCTACTTTATTTTCTAAAGCAGTTACTGTTTTATCTGGAAATTCATCTTCAATGGCTCTAGTTGCATCCTCATCAATCTTGTCTAATTGCCTATCTTTATTCCTTGCCCAACTTTGACCAACATCACCACCCCACAATGCCCAAGCAATTCTTCCTGCAGATGGATAACCATCTTCACCGGGACTAAATCCCTCACCCTCTTTATCCACTTCATGCCTTGAAAAATAACTATGCATTCTTCTAACAGTTTCAGCAGATACTTCTTGTTGATTTACTAATTGTCTTGCTCTAGCAACACCAACTTCAGTTCCACCACGACCAAATTCTTTTCTCCAATCAAGACCTTTTTGTGCTTCTTTTGCCATAGCATCAGTTGGAGTTAAATTAATATCTTCGCCTTTATACTTCGCCATCATCATCTCCACCAGTTACCTCTGGTTCAGCAGGAAACTTTTGACCAAATGGCTCAAATGCCATTGATAAATCAAATTGTTTTGCCATTTCTTTATCACGATTAATCTGACTAAATGTTTCCTCTACATCACGACCATAATGTGCTGCAACATCTTGATGCGACATTATTCCGTTTTGTAATCCAACAACTGCTGCATTTATTTCTTTTAATGGGTCAATCCAATTCCAACCACGACCCCTAAAAGAAGTGTTATCGTAAAATTTGTCAAATTTACTTGTGGGGATTGGTATTGTGCCAAAATCCATTGCACTTGATAACCAATCTTTGAAGATAACTTCAGCAAAGTGTTGCACCATAAATTCTTGCAAACTCTTATAACCATCTCTTTCATCTAATGCTCCTTGTCTTATAGAACTATAATTAACAGATGATAAATCACTTGATAAAGCTGCATAACTAACATTTAATCCAGATGCCACACCTCTTAACATAGCACTTTCAAACTCTGCAAATCCAGTATTAGGATGATCTGGATCAAACATTTTCATATCATACCCGGCAGGTAATTGGTGAAATGTTCCCGGTTCAACATCAATTAATGGCATATGACCATCATGTAAATCATCACCCATAAAATCATCTGAATTAGGTGTTGTTAACATACCCATTTTAGATGCACCAATTCTAGCAGCAATAATCTCAGCTTCTCTATAAGCACCTAACATCTTTAATGTGCTAATAACAGAAACCATAAATGGCTCACCTCTAGTCATATGTGTTCTAGTTGGCATAAAAATATGGATCATTTCATCTGCAGGAACTCTTATATGCTTTTGACCTTGTGTTTTATTATAATGTCTATCACCGGGGTGACTTGTTAAAACATAATAAGCAACAGGTTTATGATAAGTATCTAACTCAACGCCCATTCTAACTTGATTGCCATTTTCAAGAACTTCGTTTTTCTTTTCGTCAATCATATCAGCTTCAACTAATTGCAAGCTAAAATTATCTTTATATCTTTTGCCAGATAGTTTTTTAATAAATACTTCACCATCTCTTGCTAATGCTTCAATCGCATATTTTTGACAATCTAACCAACTCATACGACCATCAACAGTTGGATTACCTAAACGACCCCAACTTCTCCAAGCATTTTCTATAATTGCATTTCCTGCTCTGTCTAAAGAACCATCATCATTTCTAGCTTTTACTTGAAGATGAAAACCTTTGTCACCAACAACATTTGTTTTAATTAAATTAATATATCTTTTTGCAAATTCATTATCTCTGACTAATTCTCTTGATCTGTTTCTTAAAACTTCCAGATTATATCTTAATTCACTATCTGCACTAAAAGAAGAACCAATAAAATCACCAAATAAGCGACCACCTCTTGCACCACCATAATTCCTTTTCTTCATTCTTTTTGGATTTTGGTCACGTTTTAAAAAATCAAAAATACCCATTAAAACCTCACCGAAATTGTTGCGCCTGTTGGCTTACCTCGTTTAATTAATTCTTTTCTTTTATGCATAGCTAATTCTTTTTTATAATAATTTCTCCATTGAACAAGTTCATCTGGTGACATTTTAGATAAAGAACGACCATTAATAGAATAAGATAATACATCTGCATCTGCTCTACCTTGTAAAACAGTTTCAATTTTATCTAACATTATCTCTGTGTGGCTTCGTGGATCAGCATTGTTAACATCTAGGTCTGGAATTATTTCCCATTCACCAGTTGTTACTACAATCCTATTGCCACTAGATGTTTCAGTAACTTCTAATTGCCAATGGTAATGACCCTCAACATAATTAGCAGTAGCAGCACTATTAGCAGTAAAAAGATAATCACTATCTGAATTTGTACCAGATATTGTTATTTCATTAGCACCACCTGCTCTTATTCGAGCAACATATGCCATTGTGTGAGTGGTATTTGGATAATCAGTTGATAAATCTGTTCTTTTCCATTGGATAAAGTCACCTATTACGAACTGTTCTGGTTCTTCTGTAGGTGCATTGTCTGCATTAAAAAGGTTAGCCACGAATAAATCCCTTTTACAAATATTTTATTTTGTCAAGATACTATAACCTAAAATGCGATTTTGTACCATAGTTTAATTATTTCCAACCATTTATGAAACTATTACCCCTATAACGATTAGGTCTAATAGGTCTTTTTGGTGTTTCTTCTGTTGTTTTTACTTTTTCATTTTGCATTCTATCAGAAATTACGTTTAAGTTTAAGTTTAAAATAGATAATGCACCAATCGCATAAACCCTACAATCTAACGCTTCATTTCTTGTTCTAGTTTTGACAAATTCACGTCTAGGAAAACCTTTATGAAATTTTGTAACAATTTTCTCACTTGATGCTAATTGTTTAAAATATTCATCTGGTCTATCATCTGGAAAATGACAAAAACCTGCACCAACTTCATTAATCTTTAATCTTGAAAAAACTAACTCCTTAATATTATCTACACCTAAAGTAAATAGCCTAATTTTACCAATATTGTTTCTTGTAGGTCTAGACACTATTGGTCGGCTTTCTCCTGCCATACCTTTTATTGCAAATATTCTTCTACCCTCTCTAGGTCTAACAAAATTATAAACTGCTTGTGTATAGTGACCACCACTATCAATGCAAGCTGATCTAATTTGCATTTGTCGACCATCTTCAGTTTCATAAATATTTTTTAAAATATTTTCTAAATCATTCCATAAATGTGGTGTTGATGGATCACCATATAAAGTTCTATAATCGACACTCCAACTTTCTTCATCCTTACCCCAACCAACAACCTCTAATTCTAATCGATCATCTTGAACATCAATACCACAAGTCAAAAGCATTATATTTGCATCTAGCTTATCACCAAATGATTCTGCTCTTTCTGCAACTGCATAATCATCTACACGTTCACCTTGATCTTCCCAAGTTTCAGCTAAATATACATTTGTCCAGACCCTTAATGTTTCTGGCATCTTTTTGGCACTTAGAAAATCCCTAACTGCATCAGCTAATGGTGTCCAACTAGAATAAATTCCACTAATATGGAAACCTGCAACACCTTTAAATTCTTCAGTTGCTTTCCATTTACCTAATCTAACTGCTCTATATCTTTTTGGATCATCCCAAATTGAACCACATTCTTCACAAGTATAACAAGCAGTCTCTGGTTTATCTTTTTCCCAATTAACATTAGACCATTTTAATCTCTGTTCGTGATGACAATCTGGACAAGGCACATAATAAAATCGCTTATCACTTTCTTCAAAAGCATTCTCAATTCTTGATGCGCCTTTATTAGTTGGTGTTGACACCATCACGATTTTTCTATTCCAAAAAGTGGCACTACGTTTTCTAGCTAGTTGGACTGGGTCACCCTCTGAACCTGCAGATGCAGGATAGCGATCAACTTCGTCACATAACACAATTCTTATTGGTCTTGATGCTAATCCAGATGGTGAGTTAGAACCCACTAATGAAACGTGACCACCCGGAAATACTTTATGTGTTGTTGTGTTATTAGCATCTCTTGCTCTAGGGTCTTTTACTTTACCTTTTAGATTAGGTGTATCTCTTAACATTGGTGCAAGTCTATCTTTTGAAAATGATTGTGCCATTTCTAAAGTAGGTTGAACAACTAACATAGGAGCAGGGTCTTGACCTACATGAAAACCAATAACATTAAGTAACATTTCTGTTTTGCCAACTTGTGCACCTGCCATCACAACACAATCTCTAATCAGAGGATCAGAAATAGCATCCATAATTCCCTTTTGATAGTTTGCTCTGGAAGTATACCACCGACCGGGTTCAGCACTAGCTTCTGAACTTAGCCGTCTTTCTTGGTCTGCCCATTCTGTTACTGTTAGTTTTGGTGGTGGTTTCAGAACTGACATTGCTGACTTTATCGTTTGCCTTAATGCTTGCTCTGCTTCCTTTTGGCTTATTGGTGTCATATGTTGATAGTTCATCTAATGCTTCATGTATCTGTTTTTCAATTATATGTTGAATTGCACCAATGTCTGTTTCATTGGCAACTAAAGGAGCAGTCACAGTTGGCAAGGATAACATCTTTGCCCTCATAGCTGCTAAAACTTCTACCCACGAATTTAAAACATCATTGGCAGAAACTAATTCTTTTTTTGCTTGTAACAATTCCAATTCTGCAAGATCAGCATCTGCTTCCATTTTCCTTGCTCTAGCTGAATTATAGTCTGGATCGGTTATCATTGGTCGACCCATTTTTTTTGTATTATTTACTTGCATTTCCATTTTGTTAACTTTTTTTTAAAAGTCTGTCGCTAGAAAAACTTTGTGTTC